GTTGAAGACACAATTGTTAATGTTGTTGCAAAGACCATGGTTCAAGGTTACGAACAATGGGAAAAGGCAGTATATGAAACACCAGTAGGTCAATATAGAGTTTATATTGGGTTAAAAATGGGTGTCGGTGACGCAAATAGACTTGCTGAGTATATTGCTGAGAACATAAATAATGATGTTGATGTAAACGAATTAGCAGAAAATGCTATAGAGGAGGTTCTATAAATGATTACGGTTTATAGTAAACCACAATGTCCGTATTGCGATAAGGCCAAGTACTTACTAAAAAGTCTTGGTCTAAAATACGAAGAAAAAGTGGTTACGAAAGACTTATCTATTGATGAATTATTTAAAGTGCTCGGAAAACAAGTTAAAACTATACCACAAATAGTTATGGACGATACGCATATCGGTGGTTATAATGAGTTAAAAGAACACTTTATTAATGAAGGTAAGATAAATTATAAAGGTGAAAAAATATAATACAAATACATAAATAGTAGTATGATAGATTTTCAACAATATATTGCTGAAGGTGTTTACGATCCAAACATCTTTAAAGCATTCTTTTTAGCAGGTGGTCCTGGTTCAGGCAAATCATGGGTATCTGAAAGAACATTATCAGGTATGGGATTAAAAGTAATCAATAGTGATAATGCATTTGGTAGAGCTTTAGAAAAAGAAAAGATGTCTTTAAATATGGCAACACAGGATGCTAAAGAAATTGCAAGGCGTGATGAGATAAGAGCAAAAGCAAAAAAACTAACAGGCGTACAGTTAAGAATGGCATTAGAAGGTCGTTTAGGTCTTATATTAGACAGCACAGCAAGGGATGTTGCAAGAATAGAATCAGAAGCAAATACATTAAAACATTTAGGGTATGATGTTCATATGGTATTTGTTAATACAAGTTTAGAAGTTGCTCTTAAAAGAAATCAGATGAGAGCAAGAAAAGTACCAGACGCTATTGTCATGACAAATCATAGACAAGTACAAAACAACATAGGTAAATTACAAAGAATATTTGGTACAAGTAATTTTATCGTAGTAGATAATAATAAGGTTGCTGAAGATGTAAATCCTACTGTACATAAAGCAATACGAAGAATGGTCACTAGAAAACCTACATCATATCAAGCAGTCTCATGGATAAAAAGAGAACTACAAAAGAGAAAAAAATAAAATTCTTTCATGAAGAATGGGCCGAACAAGAAAAGCTATTAGAACTTTCATACAAAGAATCAATTAGACAAAGAGAAGAACGAAAGAAAAAATCTGAATCACAAAAATTACAAGATGAATTGGAACCGATAGATGGGTGAATTAATTAAATTTCCTGCTCATAAAATAAAGCCAAACAGTAAACCTGAAAGGCCTCCTTTATCAGAGGAAGAAGCAAGACTAATAAAAGAAGAAAAGTTTGTTGAGCAAATAACTGAAAGTTTAATTTTAGATATTATTCATGTGCTTCAAGAAAATGCAGTTGAAACAAAAACTGATATATTTTTAAGAGATTTAGCTATAATTATTGAGTCTATCAAATCACTATTAAAAAGAGACTTTGGTATAGAACATCCAATGCATAATATAACAGACGCTATTGTCAGAATACATAATTTAGATGATGGTAGAAAAGTAACCGACATCAATTATAACAATGTTAGAAGAACCAAAAAAGCAAAAAAAGTAGAAAAATCAATAGAAGAAGAACTAGATATAGAGTTTGATCCAGATATTAATTTGGATTAACGCTTGACAACAGGTCATTAACCTGATATAATATATATTATGACATACAAAGAGAAGTTAGACGACAAAATAAAAGCCCTCAATTCAACAAGAGTATTTAAAAAGATTACACCTAAATTTGACTTATCATGGTATGTTAAGTGGGTTGCAAGTGTATTGATACTAGTAGCAGTTTGCTTTAGGGCAGCTGGTGGATTTCATACATTTGATTTATATTTTAGTTTTTTAGGAACATTAGGTTGGTTTTGGGTTGGTTATCTATGGCACGATAGGGCATTGATACTATTGAATGGTGCCTTGGCAACTCTACTATTTACAGGAATATTAAAGGTCTTTATATAATGATTATAGTTGACATAAATCAAATAATGATTTCGAACCTAATGGTTCAAATTAGTGGTAGAAATGCAGTTGAATTAAATGAGGACCTTGTCAGACACATGGTCTTAAATTCACTTCGGGCTCACAATAAAAAATTTAGAAAAGAATACGGTGACATGGTTATCGCCTGTGATAGTAGTAATGTATGGAGACGAGAAATCTTTCCTAACTACAAGGCAGGTAGAAAAGCAAATAGAGCAAAATCTGAACATGATTGGACTATGATATTCGACATTATATCTAAAGTTAAAAACGAGATTAAAACATTTTTACCTTACAAGGTTATTGAACTAGACACAGCAGAGGCAGATGATATAATTGCTACCTTAGTTAGAAAACATCTATCAATGATAGCACCTAATCATGAAAAGAAAGTATTAATATTGTCAGGTGATAAAGATTTTATACAATTACATAATGAATATGTTAAACAATACAATCCTGTTTTAAACAAATTTGTAGGTAAAGGTGAAACTCCAAGTCTATATATTAAGGAACATATATTAAAAGGAGACCGAAGTGATGGTATCCCTAATATATTGTCAGATGATAATGTCTTTGTTGAAGGTAGACGACAAAAACCTTTAAGTAAAAAGAAGATAAATAGTTGGGTAGAGGAAGTTTTTATGACCTTTACCGAAGAAGAACAAAAGAATTACGACCGAAATCGAAAACTAATTGATTTAAGTTGTATACCTCAGGAACTTGAGGATAAAATTAATAATGAGTTTTTGAATGTCAAAGTAGCAACTAGAGATAAAATACTAGGTTACTTTATAAACAAAAAACTTAAAACTTTAATCGAAGTCATTGATGAATTTTAGACTTCGAAAGAACTGTTAAGGAGAAAACAATGGTTATAATAAGAAGAAACCCCGATGGCTCAATCGCAAGCCAAGAAGGACAAGTAACACAATCACACCCAGCATTGGCAACAAAAAAAGGAATGCAAGCAATGGCAGATTCTGGCAGAGCTGTACCAACTTTAATGAGTGAGATTGCTACAAAAATAAACAACGCAAAAGATAAACCAAGAAAACTAAAAGTATTGAAAGATAATGATTCAGTCGCTTTAAGACAAGTTTTAAAAGGTGCTTTTGATCCAAAGATAGAATGGTTATTACCTATGGGTGATGATATTCCATATAAAGTAAATGACGCTCCTATAGGAACAGAGCATACTATGCTTAGACAAGAAGCAAAAAGATTGTATCTATTCACAAAAGGTGGTGATAGTACACTATCAGGCACAAAAAGAGAGACGCTTTTTATTCAAATGTTAGAAGGACTATCTGCTGAAGAAGCAGAATTTTTAGTTGCAGTAGTCAACAAAAAAGTCAATAACAAGTATAAAGGATTTACAGCGAATCTAGTGAAAGACGCTTTTAATTGGGACGACAATTTCATGAAAAAAGAGTAAATAATCCACGTTAATCATCATTAAAACCCTTATTTTTCAACGATTTTAGACCGCTCTAAAGTGTTGATTTATAAGGGTTTTTTTATGTGGAATAATCCAAAAAAGCGCATAAAATAAGGGTTTTTTAACTGGAATAATGCTTGTTTTTAGTCTCATAATAGTGTATAATATAAGTATATTAACAAAAAAGAAAGACTACATTATGAAATATGAACTACCAAAAGACTTTATACAATCAGATGAGTATTGTGTAATCGAACCCGGACTAACACATTTTAAACAAGATGAAATTATCAATCATACCGATTTGATTAAGTATGCTAAAGAATATACTTTAGACGCATTTCATGTAATACCACATTTATCAATACAATAATTAAAAAGAAAGACTACATTATGAAAAAAAGAAAAATTGACTTCACTTACAAGACTTTAGATGTTGTATTTAAAGAATTTAAAGAACAAAAAGATGTCTTTGCTCAACTTGACTATGCCAAACAATTAAAGGCTGACGCATATGATTATGTGTATAAAGAGTTAAATCTAGACAATGTAATTAGAAGATTACAAAATAAAATAGTAATTAATTATTAATATTATGACTATACTATTATACATCACATTGTCAGCAACTGTCTTTTTTGCATATTGCACGGCAGTTGCTTATTATCAAATGTTCAAAGAAGAATTCGGAGAACTGTAATAAATATAACAAAAGAGATATCAAATACATGAAATTAAATAGATACGAAAAAAGAATAATAAAAGGAATCATCGCTAGTCGTAAAGGCATTTACGAAACACCTAGACGAGTTAGAGAAAAATATACACCTTGCAAAGAATATGACGCTGCTATATCTTTGTTTATGAAAAAACTTGTATATTCAGAAGCCTCAAATGAATTAGAGTTTGAAGGTCCTGCTACACCTGAACCAAAGTTTAGATGGTTTACTTGTAGATTACATAAATCATATGCTACAAAAAGAGACTTAAAAAAGTTAATATGAAAACATTAAAATTTTACTCAATATTTTTATTATTGTGTATCTCATTATTGTACATTACTTCTAATAAACAAGAGTCATGTACAGATGATGGTTGTCTTGAATTTTTAGAAGATGAATGGACAACTACAACTGAAGTTGATGAGATAGAACAATGGATAGAAAACCCTGCTGCTACGAGTTTGAATTTTAAAAAAATAAATTTAGAGTATGGTGTTCATACGATTGTTGAAAAAACATATCATCTACCAAATATTGATACATCATCAAAAGATGTATTTGTACAATCATTAAATGGTTGTATTAATTATTTGTATCAAAATATAGAACCAGAATATCAAATTCCTAATGAACTAATTATTGCTCAGGCAGTTATAGAAACTGGTTGGGGTAAATCTAGATTTGCAAATGAAGGTAATAATTTGTTTGGTATTCGAACATGGAATAAAGATGTACCATACTTACTACCTATACCTTGGACAGAATGGCCAGGTTGGGGTGTGAAAATGTATAGTAGTAAATGTGAAAGTGTTGTTGATTATTTACATATACTAAACAATGTTCATGCCTTTGAAGAACTGAGAGCGGCAAGAGCAAACGGTGTCAAAGACGCATTAGAATTGGCAAACTATCTAGACAAATATGCTAGTAAACCTACATATGTTGAACTAGTAAAAGAAATAATACAATATAACTTGAGAGGTAAATATGAACTATAATGAAAAACTATTTTGG